TTTCTACAAAACTCCCAGAAAATTCCACCAGAATTTCTACAAAACTCCCATAAAACTCCCATAAAAACTTCCAGAAATCCCACACAAGATTTTCTACAAAACTTCTAACTAAAAATTGAATCGAATTTTTTATTCTACTATTATATTATAATGGATTCTTATAAAGTCTTTGGTATTTATAATGGTAATGATTTACTTTATATTGGTAATACTACAGAATCTTTACTAAAGAAATTAAATCGTTATAAAAGAGTAGAATTCTACAATGAACCTTTATTTAAAGATTATATTATGACTCTTGATGATAAAAATGTTTTAACTATTAAATCATTAGGTGATTATGATGATACTGGATATGATAAATTATCAAGAGAAGGTATGTGGATTCAGAAATTAAAACCAAAATTCAATACTAATATTCTTTATCAATAGTATATAGATGGATACGTCCGATGAACTATTACAGATTCTACAAAATATAGAAGATGAACAAGCAAGTAAAAAGGTTGCGGAAACTATTTCTTATTTAAATAAACCAGAAAAAATAGCTATATCTTCTAATAATGCCGAACAAGAACCCAATGGATATAATCCTTATACTGGTAATGGCTTTGCTACTTTTACTATCAATTTACCTCGTGGTGCGTTAGGTGTCAAATCTGTAGAATTATTAAATGCTAATATCCCACAAGCACAAGCATCAATCCCAGATGAATGTCTTATTTTTTATTATTATAGATTAAAAACACAAACTGATTATCAAAATACTACTACTATTTTTCATGATTCTCCTAATTACGATAATTTGTATTTTATTAGATTATTACCATCATATTACAAACCAGAATTCATTATTCATTCTGGATTATATGGTTTCAATAAAACTTTTAGTTCTTATGACGACTTAGCAACAGAATTATCTAAAGCTTGTATTAATGATTTACTTGCTAATAATATAAATGCCCCAGATATTAATCAAAACGCACCACATTATATATCTGGTGATATATCTCTTACATATAGTTCAAAAAAAAATAAATTCGTAATGACTGGTAATAATGCTTTTACTTCTTGGGCTTCTGCTTGGGATGCTGAAACATCATATTATATTAATGATATTGTATCTTATAATGGTATTGATTATATTTGTATTCAAAATAATGATGGAGTACAACCTCCTAATGTAGCAACATGGGAAGTATATACATCCCCAACATATACTTATTTTTTAGCTGGTTATGAAGACCCTAATGTATATACTCTTGGTAAATCTTTACAAATTGGATTTGGTCAAAATGATTTTGATTTCTCTTTATATTTGGATGGTAATGATATTTTTAGACTTTATAGTATTCCAGCACAACCATGCTTACAGTATCAAACATTAAATCTTAGATTAGGATTTACATTCAATGGTATTTATACTTGGACTAGTAATATGAATATAGGTATAAATCAAAATATAAATGTAGGTAATGATGTTCTAATATCTTTATTTAATAGATTACGTCCTGTCCCTATTTACACTGGTGTATTTGGTTTAGGAGCAGGACCTGCTATTATTTATGATATTGCTGGAACACCTTATGAAGACCCTACATATACAGCTGATTCTTATGCTAATCTTGTTTATAGTTCTATTGTAAATATTTATTGTTCTTTTATCGGACCTTCTACGACAGATACACAACGCAATACTAATTTATTATCTATTGTTCCATTTAATGCTGGTAATCTTGGTATTACATTCTATGAACCAAAGATTAGTAATAAACTTACAAAAATTAGTAAAGATATTTATTCTATGTTCTTTGAATTCCGCAGAGAAGATGGAGAATTATATTATTTCCCTAATTCTGCTATCATTACTCTACAACTCGCTTTATCTTACGAATAAAATATATTTCTTTAATATAGAATAAAAATGGTATTTACATATCATCCAGACCGCTTATCAGCTGATGCTTTTTCTGATACTAATCTTAAAACTATTAATCGTTCTGGTCTTTATAGTCGTTTCACTAACACTCTTTTACAACCTATTACTAATGTTAAAGGATTACAATTATTAAGAGCCAATTTTGTAAATAGTGCTTTACAATTAAATGACAACAACGGACAATTATTCTTTTTATATTATCGTTATTCTGATGCCACTAGTGCTGGTATTGCTTTAACCAATATACATTGTGTTAGATTACATACATCTAATTTTGTTCCTTATGCTGGATATACCGCATATACTCGTAATAAATATTTTAACAGCGTTTTAGAATTAGTAACTGCTCTTAATGTGGCTGCTTCTACTGGTGGTGATTCTGTTACTTTTAATCCTACATGGATTGCTGGAGATATTACATTCACCTATGATAGTACCACTCGTAAAATTACATTCACTGGTAATAATTCTGGTTATTATAGCCCTGTTGCGTTTGATGACCCTAATGTTGCTTTATTCTTTGCTAATAATGCTTCTTATACTCCTAAAATGAATACTTTTAATTCTTCTAATAGTTATGCCAGTGCTACTTATCAAGCTTGGATTAATGGCGATTTAATGAATCCTCGTCTTGGTTTTGGATTAGCTTATAATAATAGAGGTTTATGGTTTGGTGCTAATAGTGTTGTTGGATGTGCTTCTTCTACTCAAGTCCCTCAAGCTAATGGAACTGGTATAGAAGCTGATTCTTATCCTATTCTTATTGGTGCTCAGAATCTCAATATCTATTGCAGTATTCTTGGGTCTTCTGGCCAGAGTTCTTCTGGTCGTAAAAATCTTCTCGCTTGTATTCCATTAGAATATCAACCTCTTAATGTTTGTTCTTATACATTAACATCAGTAGAAGGCAGAGAATTAAGTGTTGCTGGAGAAATATATGAATTATCTTTTGATTTCACTGATGATTTTGGAAATAGTTTTTATTTCTATCCCAACATGAATACACAATTAGAGATGAATATCTTTTATGATAAACCATCTGTTGGGGATTATAAAGAATACTTTCCAGAAAAGAAAATGTTCTTACCTTTACGATAAAACTAAAGTAGATATTTGAGATTTAAGATTTTCATTTTGTAATGTAACAATGCTCGTAAGTGTTGATATTTTATAATCTATTATTGTAGAAATACTACTTCTCAATTTGCCATCCGTTGTATTATAATAATCTTGAGCCAGATTTTTAGCTACTTGTAGATTCAAATTAAAGTTGGGTTGAATATAACTCATTATATTATATAGTAATATTTTCTAAGTATCAAAACCAAGACCACCAGAAGGAAAATATCTTGCTAAACATGTTCCTAATTGTAATGATGCTGTATAATTGTTAGCAGTAGCGTCATAATAAATAATATTGTAAGTTGTATAACCAGTAGAAACATAACAACCAGATTGTAATGTAGCAAATGTAGAAACTCCAGTAGTTAATGCAACTGGTAAAGCAGATATACCATCTTGTTGATTAAATGTAGATATAAATCTCCCTGGAGTGTAAAAGATAGCACCATTACCAGACGCAGAGGCTCCACCAGATATTTTACTATACACTGCTTTTTGCTGAAGACCAAAATTACCAGTTCTTGGAAACTTAACATTAGAATATAATACATATCCAAAATTATTAGGACCATTAGAACCAGCACTAGAACCTGCTATAATAAAAGTAGATTGAGGAACTCCAAATAATGTAGAATTGAAATTGACAGGTTTATTATTGACACTACTCAAAAATGTAATAGGTGATGATAATATTATTGTATTTACTTGTGTTGCGTTAAGTGTATTAGTAGAAATATTAATAGTAGATAAAGCTTTGACATTAAAAAGAGTATTATTACTTAAATCAATATTACAAGAAACAATAAAATTACTACCATTAAATGCTATATTTGCTTTCTTACCATTATCAAATTGTATAAATGGATTTGTTGTACCATTTACTATTGATAAATTGCTATTGATTAATGTCTCATTTTCAAGATATAAATGATTTGTTCCATAATTAGTTTCTGAAATTATTGAACCATTATGTAATTGTATAGTATTAACATTACAGATGGTATTTATATTAGAAATATTATTAGATTGAAAATTAATTCCAGCATTCATTATAAAAGGATTATCCACTGTGATATTTCCACCATATGTATAACTTCTTAGAGTATCAAAATTACCTTCTGGTGCGAATACATAATTAGCAAATAAATTATTTACATTACTAATATTATTTACATTACTAATATTATTATTTGACATATCAATATTACAACTTATAATAAAATTAGAACCATTTCTATTCTGACTTATAGAAATTTCTCTTCCATTATTTAATGTTAATGTTGGATTTGTTATACCTTCATTTACTATTACTAAATTAGATAATATCATTGTATCATTAGATAATAATAAATAATTTGAACCTCCATAATTTGTTTCTGTTATTATTGAATTATTCTGAAGTTGTATATAATTAACATCTATTATATTATTTGCTAGAAGATTAATATCATTATTAAATCCAATATAAGAATTACTAATTGCGGTTAAGAAGTCTGTTGATATTCCATTGCCAGGAAAACCAACATAATCTCTTTGATTAGGATTTATAGTATCAACTCTTAACTCTGGGTCTATTACCACCGAAGCATTATAATTAGGATTAATAGTATCAACATATATAGCAGTATCAAAATGTATTTGGTCTTGGTCGTTATATAATCGTAAATAACCATCTACACCATTTTGTATAAAAGTATGTGCACCATTGCCATTAATATTTAAAATATTTATATTATTAATAGAATTATAACTCATATCAATAGAACTATCAAAATAGACACCTCCAACATCATTTGATATATGAAGATTACCTCCTCCATCATTTGATAAATAAGAATTACCATTACCAGAAAGATGTAAAGTATTTATATTACTAATAGAATTAGTATTCATATCAATAGAATTATCAATAAATAAATTACTTGTATGAATAGAATGAATAGGATTGAGACCTGGAAAAATAATATTTGTAGGATAAAGATTACTTACTGTTAAATTAGAAGCATTTACATTACTAATATCTACATTATTAAAAATAAAACGTCCATTATTACTTACAGGATTATTACTTAAATCATAACCTGATAAATCAATATTAAATGTTGTAGTGCTTATACCTTGAGTAATAGATGTTTTATTTAGATAAAAACTACTCACAATAGTAGATAAGTTTAGAATTGGTAAATCATTAAGATTACTAAATACAACATTAGAAGTTGCTGGATCTACATAACATCTATAATTAGATCCGCTAGGAATAGAAGCGAATCCTTCATATTCTACAGGATAATCTGGAACAATAAATAATGGTAATGGATGTGTATTATAAAAATCAGCAAAACCAGAACTATCAGTCCATCCAAATCTTACAAGAACAGAATCTAGAATATCACTTACATTATTATAAAAACCTTGTGTATAAGATGTATTGTCTGTAGCAATATAAACATAATAATTACTTCCATCAATAGTTTCTAGAGTAGTATTAGTTAAATTAATTCTATTTTGAACTTGATTAATTAAAAATGTATCAATTGAGCTTATACCATAATTTAAATAAGCTGGTGTAATGGTATCTGTTGGTGTATATAAATTAGGGTCTATAGGAACATAACCATAATTATTAGAAAGATTTAAATTATTATTAAGATTGATATTAGATGTTGTTAAATCTGTAAGATTTGCTTTACCTTCAAATGTAAATGATGATAGAATAGTTGATATACCTTGTAGATAATTAAATGTTCCAATATCATATTGATTTATTGTTGAACCATAAGATGATACATTTCTTTGGTTCCAAATAGCAGTTGATGTGTATGTGCTAATAGGTGTATAAATAGTAGAAAATTGATAAGTAGAAAATATAGAAGTTGGACTTGTACTAACAAATTGAATTGTGCTTATAAGTTGTGGAAAAGGTGTAATAGTGCTTATCACTGATGTGCTTACTAATTTATATTCATTAGGATAAGCAAAGTTTAAATTATATCCTATTAAATATCTAAAATTCTTTATCATAGAATTAGAAGTATATGCTTGAACTGATTGGACGTTTAATAAATCCATTCCTACATCTCCATTATCTGTTCGTCCTACTACTTCTTGAACTTCATAGATATGTGTTTTCTGTGTTCTATTAGAACCATAATCAGGACTTTCTCCACCATAACCAATCCATAAATCTCCTTCTGTATATACATAAGCATCATCCGTACAAAATATATTCATTCTTGAGCTTAGAATTGGACCTTTATTAGGAACAAAATTATCGGCTACTAAATCTGTTCTCGCACCTTTACCAGGTCCATCCGCTACATATCCACCATTTGTAATTACGTATGTTGAACCACCTCCAAACGCACCAAGAGGAGCATTTTGAAGAAAAGCACAGATTTGAAAAACATCTGCTACACCAGCAAGAGAAACATAACCTCCAAATGAATGAGTATTATAAGTTCCTTCTAATTCTACATTTCCTGCCGCTAGATTAATTCTACTCGGTAATAAATTGCCTACTATTGAATAAGGACTATCCGCATTTATTTCTATTAAAGGAGCTGTATTAGGTAATGGTGTTGATGCTAATATATCATAATTCATTCTCATATATGCTTGAGGACCAGAGCCACCAGTTCCTACATATAACGCACCTCTGAAAGTTTCAGTTTGAAAAAATGGAAAATAAATACTTGGAAATGTAACAGTATAATTATGAGATATTAATTTAGCATTACCAGTTGGAACTAATCCTAATATGAATACACTTCTATATGTATCTAAAGATAATTCGCAATCTTGAAAAGCAAATGAATTAAATACAGATAAAGGATCTACTGCTGTTGTTGCTACATAATATTGGCTATGATAACCATGATAATCTGGTGGAAATTTAGTTGTTGGTTGTCCTATTGTTATATTCGCATCAAGAACAGCATTATACCAATAAGGCGGAAAATATTGTGCTTTTCCATTAATCTGCATATCACCATTAAAAAGAATGCCACTATTAAAAACACTACCACCTCCATTTACTGTTAATCCATTGGTTGCTGTTCTATCACTAACACCAATATTCGCACAAATAATGGTGGCAACATTATTTAAATCATGATTAGACATATTTACATTATTTACTGCTGGATAATTCGCCCAATTACTAATTGTATCTGTTGTTGTAGATGAATTGGAAAAATGTGCTAATGTTGTTGAAAGATAATTTCCATACGTTCCACCTATAGTAGATAATGATAAAAAGTTTGTTGATATTGTTGATACATTTATTTGGGCTGATGAAATAATATTAGCATTTATTTTTAATACATTTATTAAAGCAGATGAAATAGTATTTACATTAATAGATGATGTATTTATTTGTCCTGATGAAATTGTATTTGTATTTATTTTATAACTTGTTAGACTAGATACACTTATTTGTCCTGATGAAATAGTATTAGCATTTAGATTAGAAGTAGATGTATTACTTACTCCATATATATTACTTGCTGTAAATAATCTTACATTACCTATATCGTGATTATTAAGATTAACTGACGTTAATGCTGGATATGAAGCCCATAAAGCTGTATCGCCTGTAATAGTAGAACCAAATAAAGTAGAAAATAAAGATATAAAAACTGAATTTGTTGATTGAAATTGAGATGAAGATATATATCCAGCAGTTCCTAAACCTACTACTGTTGATGTTAAGTCTGTAGAAATTATTCCATTTATTGATGATGTTAATCCAGTTATAGATGATATTAATTGATTGCTATTAATATTATTATTTTGATTACCATTCCAATAAGCAGAATTTATATTATTATTCCAAGACATCTATTGTGAGAGAATATTTTATAAGTCCGGAATCTATACTAAATAGAAATATATATACTAAAGAGATGACTTCTATTTTTGGTGTAAATGTTGCTCCTAATTCTGGAGACAATGTTCAAGGGGTTCCTGTTGGAACAGTTATACAATACGCTTCTGCTACTGCTCCAGTAGGCTACCTCAATTGCGATGGCTCCGCTATCAGCAGAACAACTTATGGTGGCCTTTTTGGATTGATAGGAACTACTTATGGTGCTGGTAATGGTTCACAGATTTCAATTACTTCAATAGGTGGTATTGGAGTGAACCCTACAGTATATACGATGATATGTTCCAATTCAAATAATTATATTGTTACTGGAACTACTTTTACTATCTCAGGTAATTCAACATATAGTGGAACATTTACTGCGGTTTCTGCATCAACAGCAACTGTTACTTTTAATGGAAATATTGGCACTGGAGCAGGTTTTGGCGGATATGCTGTTTTAGCAACTCCGACGACTTTCAACCTTCCAAATACTGTTGGCGTCACTATCCGTGGGTCTGGAACATCATGGAATATTGGTTCTACAGGCGGCGCTGATAGTTATGCGCTCACACCTGCGAATATCGCATCACACAAACACGATACGACTATTACAGCAAATGGAAGTGGTGCTGCTTCTGGTGGTATTTCAACTTCAGCGCCTCCTACTTCTGGAACATCATACACAACTGGTATTATCTATGACAATACTGGTACTCAAGTCACTGCTGCTGGATCTAATGGATCTTCATTCTCAACTCTCAACCAATATTTAGTACTCAATTACTGTATTAAATACTAATGTTACTATTCAAAAAATTGGATAATTATAATCTAATCAATTAGTATATGAAATTCAAAAACAAGAAGTATGAGGTTCAAGGCAATACCGTTTCTATTGATGTGCCTCCTGATGTAGAAGTTCCAGTAGAAAAGAAAAAAAGAGAAATATCCGATAAACAACGAGAAAATCTTAAAAAAGGTATGGCTGCTCTAAAAGCTAAACGGGAAAGTCTTTCTAAAGAACAAGAAGAAGAATCTGCTCCAGAACCTGTTAAAGCAGTTGCTCCAGCTGTTGCTGCTCCTGTTGTTAAAAAGACAAGAACTCCTTATGTTAAAAAGTCTTATGTTGGTATGGATGATTTTAATAACTTCAAGAATGAACTCCTTACGACACTCAAGCCTACTGTTATTGAAAAACCTATTGATAGAGTTGTTGATAGAGTTGTTGATAGAGTTGTTGAGAAGCCAGTTGATAAATATCTTTCTGGCTCTGAATTACTGAATAAGATTTTTTTTAAATAGATACATAATAGAATGTCGTATAGTCGTGGAAGAGTTGGTGTTGTATCACAAGCAATAGACCAAATACCTTATCTTCGTAATAAGAAAGTATATTCAGCACCAGATGCGTCTTCATTCCATCCTAAAGAAGATGTTAATTTCGTACAACCTTATGTTGTAAAGAATAATACTTATTATTCTAAACCTCGTCCTGCTGGTAATTTTGAGAATCCCAAACATTATCCTATCGGCTTTGTTCCATTAAATCAGAAACCCCATAATGAACCTCCAGAGTTTAATGCTCCATTAATGTTTCCAGAAAAGTTAAATGTTGCTGCCACTAATAATATCTTTATGGATACTGAAAAGTTGAGAAATATGATGACAGGCCATGGTGATGTTAGAGATTATACTAATCCTTACGCTAAACCAGCTATGCGGTCTGAAAGACAAGCATTTGTTTGTATGATTAATAAAGGTGTATAATATAGAATGCCTGTTAAACTAAAGAAAGACCAATTTACTGCTGGTGATATGGATTTTCATGTTAGAAGACGTTTTAAACCATCTGCTGGTTATGCTAAAAAGTTTTATACTTCTGGTGATACTAATCTATTAGGTCTCAAAGAATCAAATCAATATTATAATTATCACGATAAAAAAATGCCTATTACTGGTCTTTAATAAATTGTTCTACATTTTCTACTTCTTCATCTTTAATCTCATAGGGTTTTGATATAATCTCTATTGGAATATCTACTGGTGGAAGCATTTTATATAATTTTACATTACCAGAAATATCTCTGATTGGTTGTTTTCTTACTTGTGCTGGTAAGTCTTTAGGAGCAATAGCACATTTTGTTGTATATCTTGATTTTGCAAAACTCCCAAAATCTATTGTTTCTACTGGTGGAATATTGTATTTCTTAAACCATCGTGCTGGTAATGGCAGACAATCAAAATCTGGTTGATTTTTAATGATTTCATAAAGCTCATCTTCTGTATAGCCCATTATTAAGTTGTTAGATAAGTCCATATATATTATCTTAAGAAAAAAAAACTAAGACAATAATATGAAATGTCCTTCTTTTAAAAACTTCCCATTAGCAATTCATACTAAAGATTATATTTTAACAATGTATCAAAATCGTTATGTTATGAATATTCCTATTCTACAAGGTATTAATCTTACTAAAAAAGATATTGTTGAAATATCTTTACAAGATAATACAATATATATAACTTTCCGGAAGCATCAATCTGAAGAAAATCTCCTTAGATAAAAGATGGAAGCTTCTAAACACTGTAAAAAATGTAATACTCTTTGTGTTATAGGAAATTTCTATAAGTCAAAGAATAAGTCTTATCTTGATGGAAGAATTGATTGGTGTAAGAAATGTATTAAAGAATATAAGAAAAGACCTGATACTAAAGCTGTTTATAGATTTGAACTGAAAGAAGTTATTTTTTCTTTTGATTAATTAGATGGATTATATTGTTGCTATACCATCATATCAAAGAGCTAATTCTTTAAAAGTTCATACATTAAAAGTTCTAGAAGATGGTTTAGTTGATAAAGATAAAATTCATATCTTTGTTGCTAATGATGAAGAATATATCACTTATAAAAATATTCTACCAGAATATAAAATTATTGTTGGTGTTCTTGGATTAAGAGACCAAAGAAACTTTATTAGTAATTACTTTCCACAAGGTTATAATATTATTTCTATTGATGACGACATTGAAAAATTCTACCAGAAAACTTCTGGAGAACTTGTTGTCATACAAGATTTAGATTCTTTATTTATTAATGGATTTCTTGATATTATTAATAGCGATTTAAAACTCTTTGGATTCTATCCAGTTCTTAATAAATTATTTATGAAAGAAATTATTACTGCAGATTTAAGATTCATTATTGGTTCTTGTTTTGGATATATTAATTCTGGTATCTTTATTAACGTCCATGAAAAGCAAGATTATGAAAATAGTCTCTTGTATTATTTAAGAGATGATGGAGTCATCAGATACAATTATATTTCTATGAAAACTAAATATTATAAGAATAAAGGAGGATTACAAAGTGGTGGTTATAAAGATAGATATGATAGACAATTAGAAGCAGTAAAATATCTTTTAGATACGTATCCAGATTATTTTAAGAGAAAAAAAAGTTATAAGAGTGGGTTTCCAGAGATAAGATTTATTTCCCAAAAAAATTGATTATATGAGCCACAGTAGTCATGTATTACAAAAATGAGTAGAATTATTAATAAAGTACTTCCAGTTTCTTATATTAAAGATGATGATGGTTGTTTAATTGTTAATATAGATATTAGGCGACCAGCACCAGATACTATAGGATATTATTCTAACAAATTAGAACAAATGAATAAAAAGAATAGAGCAAGAGCAAGACTACAAAAGAAACTGTTAGATAAAACTAAGTAAAATAACTATATTCATAATTAAATATATCTTCTATTTTTTGTATTTGTTTTTTTTTTAAACAATCATCTCTATATTTTATTGCCTCTTCAAGTGTATAAAAAGATTTATATTTGTCTTTAAGCAATACACAATATAAATTCCTATTCTTTCCTTTTCTAATTAAAATATTTATATGGCCTGATGCTCCTACTTTACTTATAGTCTTATTATTAGAATTTTCTTTTGGTGTAGCCCATCTTAAATTATCTATTCTATTATTTGTTCTATTTCTATCTATATGATCTACAAATGGTTTATTTTCTGGATTAGGAATAAACATTTCTGCTATTAATCTATGAATCCTATAACATTTATAATTTATTGTAAATGTATAATATCCATTTGACCCTAAACATGGAGAAAAGATTTTGGTTCGGTTCCATTTAAAACTCTTTATTCTACCAAAAGATGATATTTCATAATCTGGACATCCCTCTATCCTTTTCCAGACTTCCACAGGTTCCATTCTAATACAATACTCTTGTCATTATATAAATCAATTTTTTACAAAAAAATATTTTTCAAAAAATTGATTTGAATAAAAATATTTTTTTAGCATGGAAGAATCTGATTTATATAAAAGATTTCTAATAGGATTAAAAGATATATATGATTTATCTTTTAATGATATAAAAAGCTGGGAATATGCTGGTAATAATGACTCTGGTAAAATATATTATTATTTAAGATTCCCTAAGTCAAAGAAACTACCAGAATATGAAGATAAATGTATCTGTGGTCATCCTATTATTAAAAATTGTTATATTACAGATGGTAGAAGAATATTAGTTCTTGGTTCTTGTTGCGTTGAGAAGTTTATGCCCAATGGAATTAAAAGACGTTGTTCTGAATGCCACCAACCTCATAGAAATAGAAAGATTAATAAATGTAATGAGTGTAGAATAGGTTATTGTGATATTTGTAATACTACTATTGACCCATTTTATAAAACTTGTTATTGGTGTAAAGTTAAAAAATAGGAAACAAGAGGAACAAGAGGAAAGAAATATTTTTTTTGAGTTGCCTTTTTTTTTTGAAACTTTTTGGATTTTGAAAAAATGTTTTGACCCCCCCATCCAAAAAGCTATGGGGGTCTAAAATTATTTTTTCAAAATTGGAAAACGGCTGGAAACTTGTTATGGATGCAAAATTAGAAAATAGGAAACTAGAGAAACAAGAGGAAAGAAATATTTTTTTTGAGTTGCCTT